GGCCAGTTCCTATTGCCTGAGTAAAATTTGCCCCAATTTCTCCTGAGCCGCCAACATCTACCCCCGTCCCACCAATAGGGGCAACTTCTCCTGTAGGCGAAGTAGAAAGAGCAGGAGTAGAAGTAGGAGTAGAAGTAGTTTCAGGTTTAGGTTTGCTAAACAAATCCATATATGATTTATAAGTCAACGGGGCGTTCATTAACCCACTTCCAATACTGCTGGCTGTCTGCTGCGTTTGTTTGCTTTTTGCTATTTCTGTCTGTGCGGCAGCGGAAGATTCCATTAAATTTTCTCTACGGACTGCGAGTTCGTAGTTTTGATTTGCGCGTGTTTCCTCAGCTTGCGCGGAATAGTCAGAAGCTATGACATTGCTTAAAGCAGTAGGATTAAGTCCTGTAGTCTGTCCGAGCGCTTTTTGTTGCGCCTGGGTTCTCATTATATCTCCACTCCAATAGTAAGGGTCTCTATAAGCCATTATGTGCCTCCTATTTAACATCCTCTCGTGATTTCAAGTAAAAAATTCCCATTCCAATCGGTTCGTGGCCGATGTCTTCATTCTGTGTCGTCATTGACACCTTAAAGCTGTGCGTGATATGAGGCCCCAAACTGCAAGACCGTACATTCGATAGTTGCTGTGTTTTCTCAACTGTCCTGTGGTTTGCATCATTGACGTTAAAAGCCATCGTCTGAGATGGAAAAGTCTCGTTATCGCCATAATAATATACTTGCAGATTGTTTACAGTTTTTGACTTTTTCTTGAAAATGGGCTTAATAAATCTGATAATAGTTTCTATCATCCAGCCTCCTAACGGAATATCCCCAGTGTGATAATACTCTGTCATTTCTGTCCCATCGAAGGTTTGGCCGTATTCAAGTCGTTGCAAATAACCCGCAAGCGTCGCACCGTACAAATATCGGTTGTTGTTGTCGTCAATCACCGTAACCCCAAGTTGGATTCTATTTCCAGTTCCACGATCTATCTTGAACCATTTTTTTCTGATAACGTCAAAACAATACTCCATGTTTAAAGTTGTATTTCCTTTTGACGCCCAAAACCAATGCCATTCGTGGTTTTTCTCATCGTATGAGGCCGTGGACTTGCTAAGCATAGACAACTCGATGCAATACGGCGTAGTCTGATCGAACACATCATCAATATCGGCATTTATAGGATAAACCACGCTTCCATCCCATAACACAACGGAATTTGAAGATTGCCAGATCACGATATTTCGTGTAGCCTGGCCTGAAACTCCGCTGAAACCAATATCGCAAGTAGTCATAGTTTTTGCCGCAGCTACCCCATACATACTGGCGATCTTATAGACCGCATACGTGGCAGGACTTGTGCCATCTACAATATAAAGGGAATCCACCTTGCCAACAAGAAGGTTTTCAAAGAAATTGTTCGAGAACCGGGAGAAAAATGGAACCGCCGCCACAAGGCTCTTATCATCGCCAAAAAGCAGAACTGTGGAGTCCTGGCCGTTAAATACACAGTTGGTATTTGCAGCCCCAATAAGCGCGCTATTTCTACGACCATTCTGATCGTTGCAGAGCGCGACTCGGTTTTGGAACATCGAAGCAAATCCATAATTATTGAGGTTGTACTGCCCCGTAGGAATTCCTGAAATCAAATCCACAGCAACAATAGACCCGGGATTTGTCGGAGTTGCTGTAAAGGTGACACGATAATAATAAAGCTGAAGTGTATTATTTATAGAAGTGGTAAACTCAACATCTGCGCTGGGACTTTCCCAAACCACGACACCGCTCTTGTAAAACGTCACATCAAGAATAGATGTAGTATCTGATGTCGTCATAGGAACAAATGTTGTACCATTAAAATAAGATACGATTATATCAGATGCTGCCGTATTATTGAACGTCGAACCGATATCAATTATAAGACCTTGCATACTCTCGGTAAATCCTAAATACATCTCCTGCGTGAAGTTGTGAAGATTGATATATGTAGGATTATCATAGCTTACGGGAACACTATAAGCATTCGCATTGTAGTTCTTTGAAATTATTTTTGCCGTCTGATCTACAAATGTAGTCTGTGACACCGTAAGATTATAAGTAATTTCTATAGATTCAGCATAATAAAGGTCTACGATTTCCGATATTGAAATTAAATACCAATAAAGGAGTTTCCCATTAAAAAATCTCCGTATCGCTGTTCCGGTAGTATCGGCAAATGTAATAGACCCGGAAACAATAGACCCACTCTGTGACGAAACCGCTTCCCACGCATATCCATTCCAATAATAAACTATTTCGGTTGCTGGGTCACTGACGTGAGAATCAATAAAAGATATTCCTTTTAATGGCACATAGCTTCCTATATGCACATATTGACTATAATTAACAGGGCCATTAACAAAGTCCCATCCAGTTATATCAAGGAAATATGAAGGAGGCGCAGTAAAAGTATCTGTGTCTGTAAGCACAGCAGAAATAACAGGAATAGTCACATCTCCTGGGGAAAATGCCACTCCGGTTTGGCAAGAACTTACGGCAAGAGGAATGCCGTCCCACTGATTCGTAATGTTCTGCATTGGAGCATCAAGAGTACACATATAAACCGAAGTGGTGTTATCGAGGCCGTTTAAATCAATGAGATACCAATATAACAAGATATTACCGAAAAATCTTACCTTTGCCGACCCTACCGTACTTGCAAACGACATCGAACCAGACTTTGCAAGAGTAGCATCGTCTATAGAGGTTGTATCATCAATTGTCCCAACATCCGCCCAGGTCGTTCCGTTCCAGTAATAAATCACTGGAGTAACCGAGCTTGTGTTGGCGGCATTTACAGGAACATAGAATTTTATTCCCTGTAGCTGTCTCAGGCTGGCAATATGAATGTAGCGTTGCGAGAGCACCGCATACGATGAAGTGTCGAAGTCACTGACGTAATTCGTATAGTCCCGCGAAAATATGGGTCTGACCGTAACATCATCGGTATCAGCAACAAAGAAACCACTACATCTGCTCTCCTTGCCTCCCCAAAGCAGCATTTCTTTGGTATTGCCATAAATCACTGCTCCATCAGGAGCATCAAAGAACTTACCAGCGCCCGATCCGGCAATCTCAGTATAAATCGGCGTAGAAGAAAAATTTCCTTGATTCGGGATAGCGGTCTGGTTGTCGTAAATTGCCGATGTTCCGCCTTCAGTATCCATGCCTTGAATCAAAAGATGAGACTCGGCAGGGTATTCTTTTTTAAAGTGAAAAGCCGCGCCAATAGTTGTCTTAGGCGCAACAGTGGTATTGATTTTTTCCATCCCCTGGATGCCCCTGATTCCCTTATCAGTGTAGCGCATATTCGTAAGGTCTCTGAAGTCGCCCTTGCCGAGTTGCATAGGGTCTACAGACGTTATCATCTTGCCAGTGAGTTCTATTGCCTCATATCGAAGTTGTTCAGCCATAATTATTTCCAGAATGAGGTTGTAGTATCCCCACTCCATACGCTTCCACGATTATTATTCTCTACTAAAGGGAAATGCAAAACAGCATCCATATCTACCGTTTCAAAATGTTTTTTAAGCCCTTCTGCACCATGTTGTTTCAGATTAAAGGGGGATGCGTAAAAATGCCATATCCCACCTTTTGAATCCTCCTCTATTTCTTTATTGTTTTTGTCTAAATATTTCCATTCTCCTCCCTGATGTTCTGGTGTTGAATATATGCTTTCAACAGAAAAAGTTGGATAATTTGGTAATTTCCCCCTATCCGTATTATGAACTCCTGATGCTTTTTCCTCTGCTGTTCGAGTATCAAATCTATCATCGTATGATTTTCCAGATAGCATTAACTCAACAATGTCTTGCTCAGAAAGAGGCTGTATATTACCCTTCCCACCCATTCTTTACCCCCGATAGGAGCCTCCCTGTGGTCTACTCCGAGGCGACAACTTTCTAAAATTACATCGGAAGCCGGATTTTTCAGGGATTCCCTTTCGCATCTCTGCTGCAACCTTTCCTGTTGCCGTATTGTAATGTTTATACAAAGCATCGCCGTAATCGGGTTCCCGATCTCGATATTTATATAAAAATGCCGCATATTCAACGATAGGCATGTCATATTGAAATGGGAGCGCATAAGCACGATACGGAGAATAAACCGGAGCCGGAGCTTTTATGTAGTACACCGTAGCAGTAGCCGAGGCTAAAGGAATCGGAGTGAAAATAATACTATACCGCGTCTGAGGAACAACGATATAAGCATCCGCACTTGTCCACTGATTAAGCAACCCCTCGAACAAAGCACACGTCAGCCCAACAGCGGGCTTGGCAACAACAATCCCGCTGCTGCCATCTGTAGTGTTGTGAACATAATCACCGACCGCTGCGGCAGAAAAGTCGGCTGTAGTATCGAGAAGCAAACATTCCCCATTCACAGCTACGCCATTGCTTGTCGCAGTTCCGGTAATATTTGCAGGCTGCGCCGCATTAGTTATAGAAAAACCATCTGCGATATTGCTTTTTGTAGCGCTGTTTTCCTCGACAAAGTTTGCGTAATCTCGAGGGAATATGAACGTATCATTTCCCCCATATGTCCACTTTATATAGGGGCGGTTATCTCTGTCCATAAGCGCCAGAGAAACAAAATCCGGGCTTAGATTATAAGCGGAAGTCAAAGCAGAAATGGAAATTGTTTGAGTCCCTCCGATGTAATGGGTGCGAAAATTAAAATCATTCACCGCAGCATAAAGATAATCATACGAAGTGCGATCATTCATGTACGTGCTGTTCGAGGACTCCTGCAACAATTCCCGCAACTTTCTTATGAGGGTAGAGCCTTCCATTATGGTTTCCTTAAAAGCTCAGTGTTTGTAGGTTCGTCAATAGCCTTTTTGCAGAATTTCCACACCCGTTCAGCATCGGTTCTGCTGATCATTGCATCACCCTTAACATCAGATATCTTACATCCGGCCTTTTTTGCCAACATGACTTGGTGCCCGCTAAGTTTGATGCAAGGGTCGGCCATACGCCGAGCTTCTTCGTGAGCATCGGCAGTCCCGCGTATCATATCGCTTCTGGTATACATAGCTGCCGAAATCTTTTTCCCGATTTCCGTGCTAATCTTATCAATCTGGTCTTTTTGATTTTCGGTAAAATGCGGCTGTGATTCATTGATCTCGTCCCGCTTCTTTTTGAACTGTACCAGTCTATCCCGGTGGAGCTCTTTCTCCGTGTCGGGAACAAGCCCACGATCAAGAGCGCCCTGCAATTCATCAATATTCTTGTCTAATTCTTCTTTATGTTGCGTAAGATACCAAGCGGGCATGTGAGAAGCAATCTGCCCTTTTTTGTTCTTGTCAACCGCTCCGTAAAATTCAATGTCTTCAACTCCGTCTTTTTTTACCAGAACTTCAGGCATAGCAATCCTCCTTTAAAATGAGGGGGCAACATCGCCCCCTTTGATGGAATTAAGATATAACCGTCGCTTTTGCAACTCCCTGATCTACTACATTCGCACCCAGACCAGAATAGGTTAGCATGAGGGTTTTGCTGTCATTTGCCGCTGTGACATCTGCATACCCAAATACTCCCCCGCCCATAACAAGAACGCTTCCATTAACAGACCCGGAAGCGATTGCCCCAGTAGGAGCCACCGCGCTTGTAATATTCTGCACTGCATTAAAAATACAGTTTTTGAACAATACAAACCTGTCAGAATTCCCTACCGTAACTGCTTTGAACGTACTCAAAGTTGTATAACTATCAATCATGCAATCTTCAAATACATTTCTCGCTCCGGTAGTCAAATATACTTCTGTAGTTGCGGTATCACGTTTTATGGTGTTTAGACCTATATAACAGTCCTTAAAATAATTTTCGGCTCCTGTTATTGCCAACGATCTCGCGCCTGAAGCATCCATATTGTCATGTCCTATCCCTGAAATCTGGCAATTGTAAAATTTGTTTCTCATGCCTGATACAACCATGGCTCTTGGAGCCGTGGCCGTACTTGCACAATCGCCCTGGAATATAGAGATGCCTTTTATTAAACAGTTGTTTGCGGAAACTGTAAATAAATCTTCTATTGTTAAGACAGAAGTGGAGTTTCTCAATCCAGCTCTTGACCCAATAAACGGGGATGCACACACCCCGATAAGGTGAACCGCATCTTTAGCCCAGAGGAGAGCTGATTCCAAAAAATCAAATGTACTTGCCGCCGTATTGCTTTCTGCATATAGCAATACCACATCATTTTGATTCGCAGTAGCAAGTGTTTGCGCTCTACTAAGGGTCTTGAGTGGTTTATCTACAGATAAGCCATCATTGCTGTCACTTCCGCTATATGGTTTTACATGATAAACCACTCCTTGAGTAGGAAACCCGGAAAGTGGGGATAAAGGAACTCCTCCTATGCTTAACCCGTCATAGTTTGTATTTGCCATGTTTTTTCCCTTTCTAATAAACGGGGGCATTAAGCCCCCGCATTTATTTAACTCACATTTTGTCCGTAAATCCACTGCCACGCCGTGAAACCGTATGCAATACGGAAATACACGGAGTTTTTAATGCTGAAGGTATCAAAATCCACCTTCGAGTTAAACTCTGGTTTGATTCGATTGAGCCAGAGCAAATGCTCTTTCATCTTTCTGGTGTCAACCATAAACCAGTTATTTGTATCGAAATCGTCAAGACGCATCCACGACTCTACGGCAAAACCGCGAGCGGTGTTGATCTTGAACTGCCCGGTATCAGGATCGAGGTCGGAATTAGCTCCCGTTCTCTTATCATAACCCACGGCTTCACAAGCAGCATCATAAAGAGCATCGGGGACGACAAGCTGATCAGGATTCATTTCGATTCTGTCGCTGATGTCATTCCTGAACCGTCGCATTAGAATCCGGGTCGCGTTAATTGAGAGTTTCGTTAGTGCCGTTGTTCCGGCATTACTGAATCCCGTTGCTGTTGAAGTTCCTGATTTCGTAGTGTGCGCGGTCGAGCACAGAGCAACCCCTTCTTCCGAGGTCTGAAAATCGAAAGCCCCTGAAAAAGCGTAGTTGAATGCTCTCGCCGCATACTTCTCTTGAGTCCTAATTGCAGACTCGCTGAGTTTTCCCACGCGGTTGTCCATGACTTTGTACTTCTTGTCATCAAGAAGTTTGCGCTCAAACATTGTAGCACCGGCGAATTCCTTTGGTTCGATCTTGTTGTAGTAACCCGGCGCTATCGGAAGATAGGCCAGCTTACCATTGAACTCTGGAATGTCGCCCAAAGTCCCAATTTCAAAGAACTCTTCAAATGCTCCATCCGTGCTGATAATGTTATAGAAGTGTTCTTTCATCGTAGGTATTGTTTTAAACTTATCTTCAAATACCTTACGCATTCTTTTGTCTAACAATCTTGTAAACTGTGCAGACGCTGTAGGATTTGGCATTAGTTATTCTCCTTTCCTATGCCCTGGCAGCGCAGAAATGATCGCCGCCGAAACGGAAATCTGCTACTTCTGACCCTGCTACCTTGAGGTCAAGATTATACACAATGATGTGGAACAGGTCTGTTCCAGCAATCACGGGATTCTTTGAGCAGTCAATATACAAACCTGGCCCGTCAATATATACGGTGCTGCTGCCCTGCTTCAGTGGAACACGAACAAACGTATCTCCAATTGCAATGTCCTGATCGAAAGCAGTGTTTACTGTCGGAGCGGTTGTTGATACATCTTTGCTTACGCGATAACTTCCCGCGTTCGCTCCGCTACGGCAATAGATTGTTCCCATTGAAGCCACGTTAGTAAAATTACAAGCATTCGTGGTAAACGATGTTACTGCACCATCCGTAGACCCCGCTGTAGCGGTCAGGAGCGAGGGAGCCGTTCCGTATGCTGCATTGAAAATAGGCGCTCGGATAACGGTCTGTGGGAGAATTTCGGTGATCTGAATGTGAACCCCTTTGTCTCCCTTTTTGTACATACCCTCAACACCTGTTGTATCTCGTGCTGCTAATTGCGACTGTGACTGATACGTTCCGGTAACAGTCTGAAGCCCGGTAGTTGCATTATAGGTCGGCGTTCTATCGTCAATGCCTGTAACAATTCCGGCAATAACCTGATAATTAGTCAGATCAAACGCGCCTGCCGGAACTGCAAGAGGAAGAAGCGTTCCCGTGGTCATTGCCTTTGACGCGGCAATGTAAGAAACGATCTGCCCCATGTAATATGTAGAGGTTCCATCGGCAGCCACCCAAAAGGTTCTGCCTTCACCTTCAAGAATTGTCGCCATATCACTTTACTCCTTTCTTTTTAGTTTTCTTCTTTTTCTGTGGCTTTACGGCCGCATCATATTTCGGATTTTTCATAGTTTCTCCTTACTTGAGCATTTCTGCTATTTCTGTTTCTGTCTTCCCCTCCGCAATAAGATAATTCACGTATGCCTGCGCTTCCGGGTCGAGTTTGGGTAGTGTCGCCACTTTGGTAGCCGAACTCGATGCCCCTGCCGCCGGTACTACGGGCGGGATAGATGCGAGGGTTCTAATTGGTAATTCTCCCTGCCGATTCGTCGTATGCTTTTTCTCGACAAGAAACGCTTTCGCCTCTGCGTAGTTGATTCTGGCATCGGCAAAACCATTGTCTCCTAATTTTTCTCCATACGGAGAATTCTTTTCTGTCATAAGCGCGACGATCTCATCATGGAGACCGGAATTATAAGATTCAAGGGCATTAAGCTGTTTAATGTAGTCTCTCTCGTAGATATCCTGTTTTCTTTGTGCCTGAATAGTCTCTTCCTGCTTATTGCCCTTCATAACTTTTATAACGTCATCGGGGGTGGTTATGATTTCAGGCATTTCTTCCGAGACTTCTACTTTTTGCGAAAGTCTTGCTTCTACCTGTTCCAGTCTGCTCTTGAGTCCCTTTACCTGTCTGCCGAGTTTACTGCTTTCTTTATGCTCTGCGAGTTGATCCGGCGTTTCTACGGGAGCGCTTATGTTATCAGCCTGCGTTGAAGCAGGGGTTTCCGCTGCTGCCGCTATTTTTGTCGCATCCTCGCCTTCCTTCTTTACTGGTTCTGATGATGTTTCTGCTGCTCCTGCTTTTTTTTCTTCTCCCGTGGCTACATCCCACGCTGCCGCGAGATCGTCATCGGCTACTTCTTCAGTAGCGGTTTTATCTGTCGGCTCTACCATGATTGTTTCTCCTTTGTTTGAATTTGAACAACAAAAAACCCCGACAAATAAATGTTCCACGTGGAACTTTATCTATCGGGGTTCACTATCCGATTTAATCGGGTTAAACTATCCGTTATTCAATTGTCAAAGAGCTATTTATGCCTTTCTGTTATTTTGTAATCGCAAACGCTTCCATTGTTGCAGTTAATAATTATCTGTTCGGTATTCTCTTTTAAAGCTCCAATCACTTTAAGAGCTTCCTGTAATATTTTCTTATTATCCAATGCTTCTCCTACTTGGACTTTATTATCGAATCCACAAGTTTATCGTGGTTCGCAATCCGAGTTGAAATTTTCTTGAGTCTGTCTTTTAGATATCGAAATTCCGCCGCATCCTTTGGAGTAATCGTCTCTTCGTACATTTGAACCAATAACTCTTCATGCCTTGCAATATCGTCTTTCAATATCTCCTTTCCTATTGTGCTGTCCATTGCCTTAATAAATTCTATATTTTTACCCAATAGAGAAAGCGTCTTAGATGCTCGAATCCCGTATTTTTGTAAATACTCAGTAACTTCAGAAGTGCTTGGCGTTCTCTGTTCGCCTTCACTCATGCTATTGCCCCCTGCGACATTGCCGACCGCGCACTTTTTTCCTGCCCCTGCATAGGAATTTGATTCTGGTTGGAAACCGCCGGTTCCGGCATATCGCTTATCTGCTCCCCGCTTTTTTCATTCTGTGGTTTCGATTTTGCCAAGTCTTCTATCATATTTCCAACCTGTGCAAACTCATCGCCTTGAAGAACCAATTGTCTTCCTAAAATGTGCGCAATAATAGGAACAACCTTTGGTAATTGTGGAATAAGACCAGACATCCTTCCCAGGGTTTGGTCGTAAAGTTGGATTTTCTTTTCTTTCTTAAACTCGGTCTCAATCGAAGACGAAACAGGAGAATAAGTGTAGTCCGCTACAGCATCGAAATACCGCGCATCCTTGCCGAGCATTTTCAATATTGTGTCATTGTGCATGAACCGAAATGTCATTTGCAAGATTATCCAGTAAAGCTCCTGAAGCAGCGTATACTCAAACGTCATGGATTTATAATTCTGGCGCATATTCGTTCTTGTTTCCGCTCCTGCTACCGCAGTTGCCGTAGTTGAAGCCTGTGCCGGTAAATTCCCCATTGTAGTCGGGTAAACACAGGCAACCTGATCCATTTTGCCGGTAATCATGCCGATTTGTTCTAACGCGCCCCTAACATCTCCGCTGATTTTGAGTTCTCTGAGGTCGTTATTTATATCATTTACCTCAATAACATGCTCCGGCTCCATATAAATCGTAGAATTGTCATCAAGACTGTTTTTATTGCCAATGAACGTAGGAAGAGTGGCAAGTTTGGTTCTATCAGCCGACATATTAAACGTATCGTCAAGAACGACCTGAAGCTGATGCAAGTACTTGCCATCGCTAAGCCCTCCATCCTTGGTTGGATGAATATAGCACAATCCACGAGCAATTGGTTTATATGGCTTTCCATTCGCGTCTATATTTGGTGTGGGAATAAACCGCAGCATAATCTCTGAATTCCCGATAAGAGCAAAAGAAATTATAGTTTCAACAAGTTCTGCTTCTTCTTTGGGCATGCCCTGCTCGTCCAGGCCAGGGCTTATTTTTGTAGGATTTCCTTCTTGATCCTTTTCCTGCACCATCGCCCAAAATCTTCCATATCTGTCAATAACATCGAAATACATTACAGGAGTTTTGTTAATCTCCCCTTCCGCATCTTTAGCATAGGTTTTACGCGCTGTTTCTGAAAGCTGATTCAACCCCTGTACCGCCTCTTTTACTTTGTCAAGATTGATAAAGCCACCCATCTTTTCTTTT